TATATGTATCTTAAATTATTATTTATATTATTCCCTATATCTTTTTTGTTATTTTTATTATATATATCATTTAATGAAAAAAAATACACATCATGCCTATACGATCCATTAACTAATTTTTCATACATTCACGTGGACAATAAAAAAACTATCAAAAATATACAAGATTCATTAAATAAACAAGATAATGTTTATTATATTAAAAATGGAGGATTATATTATAATAATAAATTAATGAAAAAATTATTAGATTGTAGTAAAACTAATATTGAATTTATGAATAAGAAATATGGTGTAGGATTATTGAGTTAATTATATTTCTTTAGATTTTTCTTTAAATTTAGTAATACCAGAAATTAATTCATTAATTGTACCTTTGTTAGGTGTTTTAATATTTAATTGTGAAGAAATTATATGGGTTGTATCAAAGTCAGTTTTTGTTTGTTTGGATACATTTTTTAACATAATATACATTCCATTATTATATTTTTCATAAATTATTTTTTTTAATTTAGTTATTTCTACTTTTTGATTTTCTACTAAAATTTTAGTATTTTTACAATTATTATCTAATTCGGAGATTTTTTGAATATTTTCATTATTTTCATTATAAATCTTATCATAATTATTTAATTTTAGATATAAACTTTGTATTTTATTATTTAATGCTAATATTTCATTATTTTGGTCTGAAATAACTTTATTAGTCGTGTCAAAATTATGTCTTTTATTGTTTATATTAATCATATCATCATTAATTAATAATTCATTAGGTTTGATTTGTTGTGATTGGGTAAATGAGTTTTGTATACCTGATCTAGTAATATCAGTATTAGTCAGATTATTATAATGGTTATTATTCATTATAAGATTATTAAATTAATATAAAAAAATATAATTATAAAAACTTATTTCAAAGATTTTCTAGTTTTTTTTGATTTTTTTTTTAAAAATTTTTTAGATAATGATTTTTTCTTATATACTCTTTTATTAGTTCTGGATTTAGAATTAGAATTAGAATTAGATCTTGATTTCTTCGAACGTGAAATCATTCTTGTTTTATTTGATTTTTTCAATTTTCTCGATTTTTTCTTTTTCTTTTTCTTTCCTGCTCCGCTCATTAAAGGTGAATAATTTAAACTAGATGGATGAAATTGTCCTCCTACAAATTCAGATGTATATGGTGCTCCTTCAATTGGATCTAAAGTTGAATATCCTGGAGAACCTATTGTATCTGCTGCGCATACATTCATTTATATATAATATATTTAGATTTTTATTTATTATTAATTAAATTTAGAGGATTTTTTTGTACACCTTCCTTGAATTTTCCGCCGGCACCTGGNACTATTTGAGATCTTGCGCCAGTAATTACAAACCCTCCCTGATTCACGTTAAACCCATACTTAGTGTTTTCTTGGCGCTGATTACACGCATCCCATTTATTATTCTCATAATTCACATCATTTTTAATAGGTTGGTATATTCTATCATTATTATAATCGTTATTACTTGGCATATTTATACTTATATATTAGATTTTATTTTAAGATTTTATAGTTTATTTATATTTTTCAAAATTGTATACGAATATTTTTTTCTTCCATTTTCACCAATAAACTCCACATTAATTTTACTAGGGTAAGCAAATAAATTCATAAATCCTAATTTTTCATCATGATAAATTAATTCAGTATCTTTGGCTAATAATACATTATCTAAATTTACAGTATGATCATGGTACCTTTTCCCACCGGTACCCGATTGCAAAATTGTAATAATTTTTCCATTTAAATTTCTCGTCACAACTTGGGAATTATGGTCGTGTCCATTACAATATATATCAATCCCTAATTTTAAAAAGTTATTCAAATATCTTTCTAGTTCCGGCGAGGCATTTCCGTGACCGGCAATACTTCTATAAGTATGGTGTCCGCACAATATTTTCCAATCAGCATTTGAAGATTTTATCATTTTAGATATTACACGAGATTGTTCTTGTTTTATTTTTTTATCCATCATATCTATATTTGTATCAATACAAAAAAAATCAATATGACATCCATTCTTCGCTTTTGAAAACATATAATAATTATTTGGCATTACCCATTTGCCTCCTTTTTTTTCAGATAAAATGCTATAACCTATTTGATATTGCCACCGTGGTTTAAAAAATCTGTCCCAATATCTTCCGTAATCATGATTTCCTATCAACATATAAAATTTAATTTTATCAGGTATCATTTCATATGGTTTCTCAAATTTCATTATAAATTGTTTATCATTTACTGAACTGACCCCGGCATCATATATATTATCACCCAGACCTAAGACGAACTCCGCATTGTTTTTCTTTATATTATTACCTAATATTTTTCCTATTTTATATTGATCATTATTTCCAGATCCCATATCACCTATTACGCAAAATACTACTGGCATATTTATATTATAAATTATTATAAATATAAATTATTATAAATATAAATTATTATAAATATAAATTATTATAAATATAAATTATTTAAAAGTAATTCAATATTGATTAAATATAATATTATGGTAGCAATTGGAATTGATCTTGGAACTACGTATTCGTGTTGTGCTGTGTGGAAAGATAATAGGTGTGAAATTATAGCAAATGATCAAGGTAATCGAACTACACCCAGTTATGTAGCATTTAATGATACTGAAAGAATGATTGGTGATTCTGCTAAAAACCAAGGAAGTATGAACCCCGAAAACACAGTATATGATGCCAAAAGACTTATTGGACGGGATTATAATGATCCAGTAGTTCAGCAAGAACTTAAACTATTTCCCTTCAAATTATCTGAGAAAGATAATAGAGTCAATATTAATGTAAAATACAAAAAAGAGGATAAATCTTACAAACCAGAAGAAATTTCGTCAATGGTGTTAGTATATATGAAGGAAATTGCTGAAGCATATTTAGGAGAGAAAGTCACAGATGCTGTAATAACTGTTCCTGCTTATTTTAATGATTCACAAAGGAATTCTACTAAGGACGCCGGCGCCATAGCAGGTCTTAATGTATTACGCATTATTAATGAACCAACAGCTGCCGCTATTGCATATGGATTGGACAATAAAGGTTCACAAGAACAAAATGTACTGATTTTTGATATGGGTGGTGGTACATTTGATGTAAGTATTTTATCTATAGATGATGGAATTTTTGAAGTTAAGGCAACTGCAGGAGATACTCATCTGGGCGGGGAAGACTTTGATAATCTACTAGTACAACACTTTGTCACAGAATTTAAACGAAAAAATAAATTAGATTTAATGGAATCCAAAAAAGCAGTAAGACGACTTAAAACTGCATGCGAACGTGCCAAAAGAACATTATCTTCAGCAGCAACTGCTTCTATTGAATTAGATTCTCTCTATGAAGGAATTGATTTTTTTAGTAGTATTACTCGCGCAAAATTCGAATCACTTTGTATGCATCTATTTAATAAATCAATGGATCCTGTTCAAAAATGTTTAAGAGATTCTAAAATATCCAAAGCAGATATTCATGAAATTGTATTAGTTGGTGGATCCACGCGCATTCCCAAAGTACAACAATTACTATCTGAATTCTTCAATAATAAAGAATTATGTAAATCTATTAACCCTGATGAGGCAGTCGCTTATGGTGCTTCGGTACAAGCACATATTTTAACACGCACTGGGAAGGACGATGATGATAAAACAAAAGATTTATTATTACTAGATGTTGCTCCATTATCATTAGGTCTCGAAACAGCAGGCGGTGCCATGACTAAAATTATTGAAAGAAATACAACCATTCCCACTAAAAAATCACAAACATTCAGCACATATGAGGATAATCAACCGGGTGTAAATATTCAGGTTTTTGAAGGCGAGCGCGCCATGACTAAAGATTGTAATTTATTAGGTAATTTCTTACTTGATGGGATTCCGCCAGCACCCAGAGGTGTCCCACAAGTTGAAGTATCATTTGATATTGATGCCAATGGAATTATGACTGTATCCGCCGTAGAAAAAGGTACTGGTAAATCACAAGATATCACTATTAAAAATGATGGTAATAGACTATCCAAAGAAGATATTGAAAGAATGGTTAAAGAAGGCGAACAATTCAAAGAAGAAGATGATAAACTAAAAGAAAAACTCGACTCAATGAATCTATTTGAAGCACTACTATATCAGACTAAAAGTACATTAGATAATAAAGATTTTGCAGATAAACTCAGTGATGAAGATAAAGAAACTGTTCAAACAACATATGAGGAATCTGATACATGGTTCTCAATTAATAAAGACTCTTGTAATAAAGAAGAAATTGATGAAAAACATAAACATCTCCAAGATACATTACAACCCATTATGACTAAATTAATGCCACAAGGTGAAGGTATGCCTGATATGGGTGGTGGTATGCCTGATATGGGTGGTGGTATGCCTGATATGGGTGGTGGTATGCCTCCAGTAGATGAAGTCCCTCAAGGACCTACAATTGATGAAGTGGATTAAAATTTGAAACTATTTAAAATATATTTTATAATTAATATAAATATGAGGAAGTGTGGTATTTGTGGATGTACTGGACATGATAAAAGAAAACATACAAGTGAAGAAATATTGGTACATAATTTAGTAAAATCTGTTATCACTAACGCTTTAAAAACAAATAAAAAAATTTCAAAAAAGACAAAAAATATAATAATAATTAAAAGTAAAAGTAAAGATTCTTTGGATAATGAAAATAATTTTATATTAATATTTAATTCAGATGAAAATTATAAAATTTATATATTTAAATTATTGAATAAAAATTTAATTGATTATGAAATTTGGATCGCTATTAAACCAATTAAAAAAGAAGGTATTACACTTAAACATACTGAAGAATGGAATAAATTTAAAGAAGGTACTGGTGAAAAATATCCCACATCAAAAACTGATGTAATATTATTAAACAAAGTTACGGGTGAGAAAATTGGAATATCAATTAAATCTGGTTCAGGTAGATTAACTAGTGCGGACTGTTATGAGACATGTGCGTTGTTTCAAACATCTTTAAAACATATGGATATTTCTATGGATAAAAACATATTAATTAATAATAAAACTCATGAAATGTTTGATAAAATGAGAAAGTTAGGAAAACATAAAACCGTCTCTGAACAAAATTATACAAAATTAAAAAAATATATAAATAGTGATGATATTCCTGAAAATTTAATAAAAACTATTAAATGGATTAGAGAATATGAAAAAATGAAGATAGATGTTAATAAAATATGGAGTGATATTAGAGAAAAATATCCTGAATTTGTTGAAGAAGTATTATTTGAATGCATGAGAGGAGAATATAAATTTGGAGATAATATTGGTAAAGCAGAGTATCTTATCGAATTAGAATCATCCAAATCAACACAAGTAACTAATATATATAATCTTAAAGAAAAAACAGATGATATAAAAAAATATTTAAGTAAACATGGTAAAGGTAATGTCATATGTATTAAATCAAGTGGAGGTGGATTATGGTGTCGATTCTTATAAATCTAAATATCGTATCGTTTCATAACTAATTCTTTACGATCTTTTTGTTGTTCCATATAATTCCCTGTAGATCTCATTGTATATGTTAAATCATAATCTGACATATCATATCCTATAAAAGCATCTTTTATTAAATTATCTGAATTATATGATATTAATTGATG